AATATCCTTAGTTATCCCACGAACCCTATCAAACAGCATATGGTTATCAGTAGCATCTCTATTCTTGATCCAGCTAAACGCTGAGATGAATTGATCTGAGGATGCTATGTTGTCTTGTGTTAGTGCTTCAGCACCTGTTGGTGGAGATGAATTTCCCCACTCAGAACTATCAACTCTCAATGTAAGTTGTGCGCTAGTTTTTGGTAAGACAGCTATTAAATAATCTCCACTGTAACCAGTAACGATATTTCCTTGATCTGCAAAACTACCAGAGCCAGACGTTTGTTTCCAAAACTGAACTGTCCCAGAACTTTCAGTTATCAACATTCCAATAACATCACTAGCCGCAAATGATGCACCATATGAAGATGTTGATCCACCAGTGATTTTTAAACCACCAGATTGGTAACTAATAGAATCTGTTGATGATCCAGCGTAAGCATTTGCAGTATAAAAATTAAAATCTGAAGGAGCCACACCTATTAATGGATAAACGCTGTCAACAGCATCAATCAAAAATTCCATGTACCATTTTTTTGATCCTCCCATATTTACAGGGATTGTTAGTGGAACGCCTGAGTATGATGTTGGTGATGTAACTGTTCTATTACCATTAGATAATGTAACGTAAGAAGTGTATGTGTTATTAGGATCAAACACTGCTAAGTTTGTAGTTGGTGAGTCTGTTACCCGTGCCACACTGTTGATATTTGTGAAATCATTAGTGTTTCCAGATTCATCGTCACCTACGTTTCCACTATCTGCATAATCTAGGAAGAACCCTGCACTACCAAAAGTAAGACCAGATATATCTTTAGGTATCCATCTATTTGTGCTGGTATCTGTTTGACCAAAGCTACTAGGAGTTAGCTGACTTCCAGTGATATAGGCAGTTTGGGCTAAATATCCATTCCACTCATAATTACTACCATCATTATGTATACCAACATAATGTGCTGTACTGTCTAATCCCCATGCAAGACTAGCACTTGAACTAGGATAATTTGTTGTTCCAAAAGATGTTTCTTGAACACCATCGATGTACACTTTGATTCTATTTGCTGATGAACCTTGAGTTGTGTCTACTGCCACTAACAGATGATACCATTGACTAGTATCTTCAAAAGTTCTGGTTGTAATAAGGTCATTCCAGATACTGACGACAAGCTGATTAGACGTATTTAATTTAACAACAAACCACGTTGACTCACTGTTAGATGAACCATTTTTTGTACCAAACAGTGTAACTCCTACACTGGCTTCTTTCTCTCCAGTTTGTCCAATTTTAAACCATGTAGATAGGCTAAATATTTGTCTATTTCCAGCTTCATCAAATGTTCTACTTAAACCTCCTGTAGCTGGAACCAAAGCACCATAACCAACAGTAAAACTATCCGTAAATGGTTGGAAATCTCCAACTCTTTGACCAGCACCATTGCCTTCGTAGAGGACGGTCTGGAAGTATTTGGTTACATCTGATGCTGTACGAGTTGTTTGAGATGCTATGTTAGCTGTATTTAAAGCTAGGTATCCACTAGGAACTGCAAACTCAAAGTTTCCGTAGCCATTAGCATCTGCATTGCCAGATGATATTGAAAAAGGTGGATCTCCAAAATTAACACTGATATCTCCTGCCCCAGAACCACTACTTACTGCAAAAATAAAGCCTATTGGGACTGAGGTATCATTAACTGTAAAAGCACATTGCCAAGTATCAGTTCCATCTGTTAGTTTTAAAATTGAATTGTCCCCGTCCCACATTACGCCATAAGTTGTAGAAGCACTTATAGTTATAGGAGTGCCACTTGTAGTTCCCTCAGTAAAAAGAGTTCCATTTTCATCAAACTGTGGTGTAGAACTTTCATATATAGCACCATCTATCAACCAATTTGCTGAGTTCATAATTCCAACACCGACCACAGCATATCCAACAATAGTGTTGAATTGAACTTCACAGTACCACTTACCAGTTACAGCAGGTCCACCAACAGGTAAAGTTGAGCAAACATTTGTATTAACTGCCGGGAGTGTTGATCTTCTATTGCCCTCACTAAATGTCCCCGATGACCCCGACATTAAAGGATTTAATAGTGCATACATATTTGTTGGAGTATGAGGTGTAGTCGTAACAGCACCACTGTTAGCAAAATCATTATTCTTTCCAGAAAAATCTTCACCTACATCAGAAGAATTAGTAAAAGCAAAATAGTGTCCATTATTCCCAAAATTACTTATACTATCTGTAATAGTTGTAGGATTTTTTGGTGTCCAATAAAGACCAGTGGTATCAAATTCTCCAAATGATCCTGCTGTTAATGCTGTACCATCTATAAAATAAGTCTCAGCCAAATATGAATTTAGAGTTCTGTTAGCAGCATAATAGAGTCCATAAATATGTGCATATCCATTTATACCTATATTACATACTGCGTTTAAAGCAGGTTCAGAATAATAACTGACAAAAGTAGTAATTCTTACTCCATTCACCCAAATTTGAACACGATCTGCGGCAGTTGACAGTGTACTATCATAAATTAGGCATGCATGATACCAAGCATTAGTATCACGGTAGAGTGGTCCTGTTAAAAACATACCTCCTGTTGCTGAACTAGCTGTGTAGCCACCCCATGAAAATTGATTAGTAGTACTAAAAGCAAAATGTGATGGATAACCAAGTGTTTGATCAACTGAAAGTATATAATTAGCCGCAACGTTAGATATTGTACACGGATTTACCCATGTAGAAAGTGTCCATTTTTTTCCATCTGTTGGAGCAGAACTAAATGTTTTTGATAGAGTTGCTCCACCTCCGATATAAGCAGAGTTATCTATCGTTACTAAGCTATCACCACCTTGAGCAGTTGCACCCATTAATAAAGCATTATTAAACATATTTAACTATATTCCTTAGATAATACCGATTGAACGGCAGTTGATGTTCTTACAATATAATCTAATCTATCAACTGCTGCTGCACTTGTCGAGAGAGTGGGAGCAGTTCCTGCTGGAAACTCCCAACTAGTTCCATAACTTAAAGTTCTTGAACCTGTTCCATCTTGAATAATAAATATACTGCCTACCTGTCCCGGTACACATTGAGTAGGATTACTTAAAGTCCTATTACCAGCTAATGTTAAACTAAAATTCTGTCCATTATTAAAACTAAGAGATACACTGGCTGCATCTGTTAAACTAACAATATCTGCAATAGCGTTCTTGGCTATGTGTATCTGTCCTAATGGAGAAGCTACACCAATCCCTACAGAAGTATGAACGTATAGACCACCACCGATACTCACATTACCGCTTATTTGAGCAGAGGTGAGAACAGCATATCCACCTGAAACATTCGTAGCAATTCCTGCTGAAGTTGCTTGAACGCCTGTTAAGTTACCACCACCTCCATAATACTGTGTAGCAGTTACGTTTCCTGTAACGGTCATTGAAGAAACAGACACATGATCATCAAACGTTGCAGAGGTTCCCACAAGAGAACCGCCTATGCTTGTAATACCTGTAACCGCTAAAGTACTGGAAGAGACATGATTGCTAAAGGTAGCAGAAGTTCCAACAAGAGATCCACCGATACTGGTTATTCCTGTTACAGCTAATGCACTAACAGAAACTTTGTCATCGAAGGTTGCAGAAGTTCCGACAAGTGAACCACCAACACTAACTATACCACCTACAGTTAATGTTCCTGATATACTTACATTTTCGAAACTAGGACTTGCACTCGTATGAACAACTTGTGAAGCTGGTAATGTTACAAATACATCTTTAGTACCTGCACTAAAGTTAACAGCTGACCCTGTACTAGAAGAAAGTAAAGTTGTCCTAGTAAGATTATTACTGGATGAACCGTATGTACCAATACCAACTTCCCATTCATCTAAAGACTGATGAACAATGGCATAGTAAGTTGTATTAGTATTTCCAATGGCACTGCTGAAATCTTGAAATCCTCCAGTTTCTCCGTCTAGAGATACAGCACCTGTTCCTGTTGTAGTAGTTGTTTCTTTAACCCGATCTTTGAGAACGAAAGCCATGTTATATTACTGCCTTTCTTTTAATTTAGTTTAATCGGATAACAGCACTAGCCGATGTTGCAGCTGGAACAACTAGTTTAAACTCACCATTCGTTGCTGATTTTTCTCCACCAAAGTCATATACCGCTATAACACTTTTACTACTGTGACTGTCATTATAGATAATACATCCGTTTGCAGAGAATGTTGCAGCAGCCCAACTTACATCAGCAAAGTCTACAACTCCTGAAGAGTCAACAGTACTTACTGAAACAGTTGCAAGTGTTTTCCCTCCTGTTGTGTAACCATTACCGTTTGCTAATTGTCCTGTAACGGATGCATACGTATTAGGTCCACCAGCAGAAACATTCTGAGAAGATGAAACTAATATAACTTTTAGTGTATTACTTTGAAGATTATGTTCTGCTAACATAACCTCCGATTTAAATTGATTATTCACACCTGTCGTGATTGCCATTTTCTTTTCGTCCTTTTACCTTTACGTAGTTCCTGATACAAATTGAGGGAAATAATTTAGAATTGCTGTTGATTGCGCTGGTGTCCATGTACTACTAACATACTCTAAAATCTTTTCTGGTCTTGCGTCTTTTAAAACATATTTTGCACCTATACGAGGTGATTTATTTTGAGGGTGGTTTTCTAAATTATAATTTCCATCACTTTCATCAGGCCCAACAACAAATCCTGTAGACTCCTTTACCCTTTGTTCATAAGGATATCTGAATCCACTTTTATCACTTATAAAATAAGCTCTTACCATCTCATTCTACTACCTATACAAATCTTATAGAAGGCTTAATAAGCATTGCTGCTCGTTCTCTATCCTCTGCCATAGCATTAGATAGTAATGTTTCGTATTCAATCTTTAAAGCTGCTACTCTTGTAGCTGGTATGCCCATTCTTTTAAAACCAAGATAATAAGCAAGACCCATTGTTAAACAAGGTAAGTAACGATATGGGACATCTGCGGTGTCTGTTGAGTTTTCAAAGTCAAAAAATCTTCTAATACTATGCATACGAACAGTGTCTGTACTGTTTTCAGGCGAAGGCCAAACTATAAAACTTACGTTATCTCTTCCCTTCATGGTAGCATATTGAAGACATCTTGCTTGTGTAGTTTTATCAGGAACTTTTAAATATTCTTCCGCTGTAATCCTACTCATTTGAATATCATTAGAACCTCTTCGTGACACTGCCTCAGTAACAGCAGCAGTTGTACTAGGAAGAGTGTAAGTTGTTGTTCCTTGAACTAAAGCTAAGTCGGTAAACTCAGTAGTCCATAAAAGAATACCACGATTCTGCCAATCACTTAATAAAAGATTTAAAGATCTTCTTGCAGTTATACCATCATTTCCAACAAAAGGAGGTCCACCTAAATGTTCGTAAGCTTCGGATATAATCTCATCAATATCTAAATTAAAATCTTGGCTTGTTGAAACTGTCATACTAAAGCCTATCTTTTAAATATTTTTTTATATAGTCCGTTAATGTATCTTGTTGTTTTGCAACATATACAATCGCACTCACCCTTTTTTTTAGCCATGTTTTATCCTAACAAAAATGTAGCAAACGCACCAGTTGGTAAGGTAACATGTAACTTTTCACTTACACGTATTCCTAAATCTGGAACATAAACATCTGACGCACTACTTACACCAAGATACTGCTTATAAACAATAGTACCTGATGCGCTTCCGTTACGTACTACCATGTCTCCTTTAGCTGCTGCTGTTCCCCAACTAACACCTCTAATACGTGTAGGATAGTCAGTTGCAGTAACGGTAGCAGATACAAAGACTGCATTAATAGCTGTAGTCATTTCATTAATTCCTTATGTGAATTATCTACTCTCTATAATAAAAGAGGGATGCCGTTTTAACAAGCATCCCCCTCGTATTAACCAACTTAGTTATTAACCAGCATTGCCGTAGAAACCACGCCAATCTGACCAACCAAAGCTATAACGCTCACGAGCCTTAAAGCGGAGGTTACCAGTATCGAAGTCTGGTTCCATTTTGGTTCCAAGAGGTGCGCGAACAAACATCTTAGTACCATTAGGCACATCTGATTTCACAAACCAAGCACCAGCTGCGGTAAACCTGTGATTAACAAAGTCACCTTGTGGTACAACACCCATGCTACGAACAGCATTAATGTCGTTTGTGTTTGTAACACCAGCAACGTTACCAGCTACACCTGCTAGATTGTTACCGTATACAACAGTTGTGGTTGAGAGTGTAGACTTTAAGATCTTTTGTGCTACAAACTGATTATCAGGGGCAATATGCAATGAAACAGGCATAGCTCCAATCAGAATACCACGATCATCTTCTGCCTTTTGAATCTGTATAACAGCAGTTTCAAGAGAGGATTCAGATAGATCAGCAGCGGTCAAAAGATTACTTTGAACACCAGCTTGTACTGGATGAGAAGCAGAGAATAATACAACTCCGTCACCACCTAGTCCACTGGTAAAGCCATTGTTAAAGATAGCAGCAGCTTTAGTTTGCTTTGTAGCTGCCATTGAACGTGCAAGAGACTTTGCTCTAATCTTAGCAAAAGTATCATACAAGTTATCTTCCATAGCCTCTTCCGTAACAGCAAATGCCAACGCAATCGTTTGATGCGTATAGCGAGATGCCCAACTTTCGCTGGCACTTTCATAAGATACGGCAGAACCTTCTGCTTTAACTGGTGCTTCACCGAAAGCAGTCATTAAGACTTCTTCTTCGAAAGCACGATCAGAATTCTCTATCTCAAAAAGAGGTTTTTGCTCTTCATCAATGGAACCATACTCAAGTCCAAAGATTGCGTTTAAGCCCGGAAGAAGCTGTTTGCCAATACTGGCGCGATTTATAGCCATTTAATCAGTCCTTCCTTTAATTAGCTATTGAAGCAGCGTAGTCAAGATGATTAGAAAGACGAACTAATACACGAGTATTAGCTTGATTCCAATCATTACCCTCAACTTCCCATAAACCAACTATACGTAGTGGATTTGCAAGGGATGTACGAGAAGTAACTTGAACTGCCCATGCTGACTGACCAGTATAGGTATTTCCAGCAGAAACTTCAACAAAGAAGTTCTGAGTTTCTAGATCACCTATAGTAACAGTAGCATTACATTGCATTTGATAAATACCATCAGGATCATCCATAACATGTGCGTATGCATATCCGTCAGC